TTTAAGATTAAATTGTAACATAGCCATGTTACACGTGTTACAATGCCCATAAACATTGACTTTTCAAATGTTACAAAATTTCCGTACGCGCGCGTATGAAAATGATTTATTGAAAAATGTCTCCTAGAAAAAAGTTCTATAGGGTGTATAACCAGGTATGCCCAAAAAAAGACGTAAGAGAATAGCAGCCGACAGCTCTCCAGAGATACCTTATCCAAGAGTGAGGGTCGAATGGATTGATTGCGTTAGTGATAGTGGTTGGGCCACAGATAAAGAGTTTGATAAGATGAGATTAGCACAGCCAGTAAATGAGGGTTGGCTGTATTCAAAAGATAAAAAATCTATCAAGCTGTTTGCATCTTACGATAAAGATGAGGATGGTTTTACTTTTGGGGATCGGACGATGATTCCTCGTCAGTGGGTGAAGAAGATAACTCGGCTGTAATTACCTGAGCATCCTTGTCAATGATAGGTTGGTAAAATTTAAGAGCTTCTTTTACTCTCGCATCTATATCCTCTTGTGAGGTATTCTCGTGTTTATGTAGATGTATCTCATTATTGTTCTGTAAACCACCTGCTTTACCTCTACCTACCTCTGCGTTTATAGCAGCAGACCAGGCTTTATTCTTTCTTGATTCATCCCTTAATTTACCTAATTCTGCAAGGTGTCCCTCGTAAGTTATGTCATATTTTTTTAACAGCTCTGATCTTCTACTGCCTATATATTCAACAACTAAAGGATAATGTCTTGGGTCTTGTAATCTACTGGCAGTTACGTGAGCTGAATCCTCAGCATATCCAGCTGCTATTGCACAATCTGTTGCTGTCATTCTACCCTCCTCTGACACGATTAGATTAGCAAATTTAATCTGCATTGCCGTTAATTTTTTTGGTACTCCCATACTTGAATTATATAAATTATAGGATATATTGCAAGTCAGAATGGACGGAAGATTATTAAGACAAGTATTGGATAAGATGATAAAATCTCCTGCAACTCAGGATGCGAGAGTTCAAGTCTGTCTACCAGATGGTAAATTTTATGATGTTACCTCTTTACAATTGCTAGAAAATAAAATAATTGGTCATAGAGAATCTCATAGATTAGTGTTTACAATTAAAGCTGAGACCTGGAATATGGGTAAGATTTTGAAGAAAGTTGGAGACACCACTTAGCTTGAAAATTAGCTCGAAATGAA